CGCCAGCAGAAGTTACGGGAAGAATTTGATTGTTCCCGCCATCTAGCTTTAAACCTGCATCACGCCCGTCTGCAATGTATAAATCACCCGAACTAGCTGTACCAATACTACCGACTGTGGTGCCTGACTTTCGTAACCTTACAATATCGCCGTCTGTGCCTGTTCTATTGAAGTAACCAACAGAACCTGTGTTGGCTGTTGCTTTGTAGGCCGCACTTACAAATTCACCTGAAGCTAGTAATGCAATTCCATTATCTGCTGAAGAGTTAGCACTATTATTACTAGGGTCTGAGTCAGTGGTACCAACCAGCAAGTTTTGCGATGAATCTATGCGGCAGGCTTCATCGCCACCAGTTCTAAACTGTATAGACTCAGTGCCAAATTCAGCACCGCTATCTGCCTTTAAAACTAAAGAGCCACTTAAGCCTTGTATCGTGGCATCGTAGTTGTTGTCAGTGTCGGTAAACTTAAGAGTTGGTGTTGCGTTTGAAATTTGAACAACGCCGTCAGAGTCGATACGCATACGTTCTATTGCGGCGTTGTTTAGTACAGGCTTAAACACTATTGCTATATCACGATTTGCGGCGGCAGAAAAATCTGCGTTTTCTTTAACAGCTTCTATTTCAACGCCATTAGCACGCAAGTCTGGACTCATAAACAGCAACGCACTTTGTGCTGTAGAGTTAGTTTGGTCTGTATTAAACAAACGAAGACGTGCTTGACCGCCTGTTGCGTTTTCTCGAATATCAACAATGCTGTTGGGACTGCTAGTGCCAATACCTACGTTGCCTGCTGTATCTATAACAACCCTGTCTGCCGCACGACTTACGTCTCTAAAAGATAGCTTTGCACCTGTGCTATTAAGTTGCCAAGTTTGACCACTTGCGTCAGTTTCAACCAACGTAAAATTAGGAATAGCCGCTGAAGACCTATAGCCCGCTGTTGCATCTACTGCATAAGAAGAGCTTGGGCTAGTAGTACCAATACCCAACGACTCCGCAGAAGCATCCCAGAACAACTTCGCAGTCGTGCCAGTGTCTTCATAGAAGCTAATGTCTCTATTGCCATCTATTTTTAGTGCAGGCTTTAAATCTGTTTGATGGTCAGCAGAAAAACGCAAACTACTATCTGATGCTAATCCCGTTGCTCCTGCGTCGAATGTAATAGAACCTGTATTACCATCACCACCGTTATCAGCCTTAGCATACATTCCGATAGTTACAGCTTCGCCTGTAGTACTGTTGCGTACTTTAAAAAGTTGACTTGTAACTGCCTCTGTATCTGTTCCATCTACAGTCAAACCATCAGCAGTCACTGTGCCAGTTACGTCGATGCCTGTGGAGGTTGTGGCAATTTTAGGCGCTCCGTCGTAGTACAGAGTAGCCGCACCATTTTCAGCAAAACGCGCCATGTTTTCACTGTTGGCGGCGTTGTTAATAATTAGCTGATTTGATGCAATGTATAGGTTGCCTGTGCCAGTTGTGTCATTAATGTAACTATTTGACCCGTCATGATAGATACGCAAATCTGGGCCAGCACCGAAAACAGCCTTGTCGTTGTCGCCAAAAGACACGTCGCCAGTGAACGAGCCTGTTGTAAAGTTACCCGCCGCACGCGTAGTGCCACCGATAGTCGTCCCGTCGATAGTTCCGCCGTCAATGTTGGCTGTTGTACTGCCGCCGTATGTTACTTTGACGTTGCCCCCAGAGCGTACAGCGATAAGCGTGTCGCCCCCTTGAATCACACCGCCGTCTGATAATTCGCTGATTTTTGACATCTTCGTAACCTTTTAAATGATGGGTTAATTTTACACCGAATGAGTGTTGTTGTGTTCGTTCAACGCTATGGCTCTACGTAAGCCAGAATCTCAGGCTCACCCGTGTCTGGATTTACAAAGGTCGCCAGCCAATACTGCGACACGTCACTTGCCTCATCTTCACTAATACCCGCCTCTGCTGCTAACGGGTCGTCATAAGTTCCGATGACAACATCGACTCCTTCGCTGTTTGTGTAGCCTGCTACGATAGACATACTTTCCTCACGTCATCAAAAACACTTGGGTCTCAATACTTGAAAGACTCAAGCTGCCAGAGCTTTTATTTAGTGTCTTGACTCGGATTCTATAATCTTCTGCCGCGTTACTTTTTGCCAACGGTTGAGCCAAAGGCAGTGTTATCGTTGTCGAGAAAGCACCTAAATCTGGTATGGGGAAGCGTTGCGCGCCACCTGCATCGCTTAACCATAGGCTAGCAGAAGTCCACCTATCAGGGTTGTAGTACAACGTGCCTGATGTGAATTGTGGCGTAGAAGAACTTGACGACGAATAAACAATGCGGGTTCGATTTGTTGAGCCAATATACTCGACAGCCTTCGGCGTAACCTGACCAGCACCAGAGCTTTGATTCGGCCCGATACCGCCATAAACATCTATCTCTTTCGTATGGTTGCCGCTCACTTCGACGTAATGAGTAAACGGTAAGATGTTGCCTGACCCGACGACAGTGCCGATGCTCGTACCTGTTGTTGTTCCTTTGCTTTTCCTATCAAATTGCATGACCAGAAGGCAGTCATCCAATGAGGTTGACGGTATATATTTTACTTTCCCAATCAAGCTTGCATATTTGTAAATCGAACTGTCAGGGGCTGGGATATTAAATTCCGTAAACGTGTCTGCGATAGTAGGCACTGTATGCGTCGGATACTTAAATACAGAGAGGTTAAACACCTCTGAAACATCGCCCGACAAGTTAGATACTTGCAGGTTTGTGATGCTGGTCTGACTGCCATCAAGTGACCCTACTTGATTATCGCTAATCTGACCGTTGCCAATCGCTCCGCCGACAATCGTACCCGTGGCAATCAGGTCGCCATCAATCTCTACGTCGGCGTTGAACGTCACTGTGCCAGTGGTGTTATCGACGGCAAACGGCGTCTTAGTTTGTGTCTCGTCATCCGACACCAGGGAGAACTGGTCAGCTTGAATTGTAAAGGTAGAGCCGCTCGCATCTGCTGTAGCCTTAAAGCCTGAGATGTTGCCGCCAGCACTTACGGTTAAAAATGCCTCTGCCTCAAGGTCAGTAATCGCCGTTGCATTAGCCGCTGCTGTCGTCGATGCGCCAGACGCTACGGTTGCCGTTGCCGCTAAGCCAGTCGACGGGTCATTGATTGTCGAGGTTAGCGTTGTGATATTCGACGCGTTGGTCGTGATGCTGCCCTCTGCCGAAGTGACCCGTGTATCTAAGCCAGATACTGCGGTGGCATTGGTCGAAATGTCCCCTTCAGCAGTTGTAAGGTCGGACTGTAAGGTCGTTATATCACTGGACTGACTTGTGATTGTTCCCTCTGCTGTAGTAACCCGAGTATCAAGCCCCGAAATGGCAGTCGCGTTTGTACTAATGTCGCCTTCAGCAGAAGTGAGGTCAGACTGTAGGCTTGTGACATCTGACGAAATAGATGTGATGGTGCCCTCGGCTGTCGTGACTCTCGTTGTAAGCCCGCTAATCGCCGTGGCATTAGTGCTAATGTTGCCTTCGGCTGTCGTGACATCTGATTGCAGTGCAGTGATATCACTCGACTGTGACGTTATCGTACCCTCTGCCGTTGTGACTCTTGTATCAAGTCCAGTGATTGCTGTGGCGTTGGTTGTAATATCGCCTTCCGCACTGGTCAAATCTGATTGCAGAGTCGTAATGTCTGACGACTGCGAAGTTATAGTCCCTTCGGCAGTAGTGACCCGCGTAGTCAGCGCAGTGAGTGCTGATGCGTTACTTGATATGTCACCCTCTGCCGTTGTTAGGTCAGATTGCAATGTGGTGATGTCGGTCGACTGACTTGTAATCGTGCCTTCTGCTGCGGTTACTCGCGTTGTCAGTCCGCTAATAGCAGTGCTGTTTGTGCTTATATCCCCTTCAGCCGTATCCAGCTCAGACTGTAATGTCGTGATGTCTTGAGCTTGCGAGGTTATCGAACCCTCTGCTGTAGTCACCCGAGTCGTCAAGCTAGTGATTGCGCCTGCGTTAGTGGTCACGTCACCGTCGAGCGTAGTTAGCTCAGACTGCAAGGTTGTTATGTCTGACGCCTGTGATGTTATCGTGCCTTCTGCACTTGTTACGCGAGCATCTAGGGCATTAGTTGCTGTGCTGGTCGCAGTGGCTACGTCTGTCGGCAAGTTAAGCAAAAGCTCGTCGCCCGACTCTGTTTGAATAACATCGTCTGACTCGTCTTGAATTGTAGTCAGGTCATCAAGCGATGCTTCTAGCGTCGTGATGTCACTAGCACTCGATGTGATGTTTCCTTCGGCTGTCGTGACCCTAGTCGTTAAAGAAGACAAGCCTGACGCATTAGCGGCGACACCTGTCGTGCCATCGTTGACTGTAGTTTCTAGGGCGGTGATGTCCGAGGCTTGAGAGGTTATGCTCCCCTCTGCCGTCGTGACCCTTGTGTCTAATCCCGATATGGCCGTCGCGTTTGCCGCCACGCCTGTCGTGCCATCATTTACAGTCGTTTCTAGTGTTGTGATATCTGAGCTATTAGTCGTGATGCTACCTTCAGCAGTAGTGACTCTCGTGGTCAATGCTGTAAGAGCTGACGAATTAGCTGTAATGTCACCCTCTGCCGAGGTCATGTCCGATTGAAGCGTAGTAACATCGCTAGAAAGCGTAGTGATTGAACCTTCTGCGCTAGTGACCCGAGTATCTAAAGAGCTGACCGCATTAGCGTTAGCAGTAACACCTGTACTCGCATCGTTTACCGTTGTCTCGAGCGCAGTGATGTCGGTCGAGTTAGTTGTAATACTACCCTCAGCAGTACTGACTCGCGTGGTTAGTGCAGACAGTGCCGTTGACGTTGCCGATACGCCTGTAGTCGCATCATTGACAGTAGACTCAAGCGCAGTGATATCAGTGGAGTTCGTCGTGATATTGCCTTCGGCTGTGGTCACGCGTGTAGTGAGTCCACTTATCGCCGTGGCGTTGGTCGTTATATTGCCCTCTGCCGCTGTTACGTCAGTCTGTAGCGTTGTTACGTCAGTGCTGATTGAGGTGATATCGCCTTCGTTATCAGTCACGCGTGTCGTCAGATTTGTGATGGCTGTAGCGTTTGTTGTGATATCTGACTCGGCGTTTGTAACATCTGTTTGCAGGGTCGTAACGTCGCTGGTCAGCGAGGTAATTGAGTTTCCCTGGCTGACGGTGGTTGTATCGAGCGCGGTAATGGCCGTCGAGTTGGCGCTGATATTTGAGTTTGCCGTATTTAGACCTGATTGCAGGGTCACAATGGACGCTGCATTGCTCGCAATCCGTGGGTCAGCCAAACCTACCCATTGCGTACCGTCCCAGTAGTAAGGCTCGTTATTGTCGTCTGAGTCATACCATCGTGAGAAGTCAGGGATAGGGTCGGGGATGCCGCCGACACCCGCGACAGGTGCTGATGCCTGTACAAAGATATCACTCGTGCCACTAGTCAAATCAACGATAGTGCTTTCAAGGTTTGACAGGCTAGTCTGTACAGTCGAGATGCTACTGTTTAGCGTGGTATTGCTTTCGTTAACAAAGATAGCAACGTCGCCAAGGTTTTGAATCAGGACATCTTGCCCTGTCTCTAAGTCTAAAACGTCGCCGCTCTCAACCTGCACGTTGAGTATTTCAGTGCGCGAAGCGGCATCATCAATGATGTCTGAGATTGTGTCGGTTAGCTGGTCTGAGCCTACAGCGTTGTCAGCGATATTGCTTGAGCCTACTGCGCCCGTACCGATGTCGCTTGAGCTAGCGGTCAGTGAGCTAGCGTTAAAGCTAGACGTAGCCGCTGACTTGTTGCCTGAAAAGTCTACAGCCTTAAGCCAGAAGTAGCGCGTCTCAACACCTGACAAGCCCGTAACAACGTATTCTTCTCCATCTACTAAAGAAGTGGGCGTTGCAGGTATAGAGTCAGTCGATGCGACATACACCTCGACGTGCTTAAAGTCCAAGTCGTTAGGGTTTGACCATTCTGCGGTTATGGTCTGAATGCCGCCCGTTGCGCTTGTGCTAGTGGGTACGCCTGGCGCAGTGGTGTCACCATTAAGCACTTGGTCGCTAAGGGTTGTGCCTGAGCTACTGACGCCAATGAGGTTCTCGGCTTTGACGCGGAAATCATAGTTAGAGGTGATGTCTAGCCCAGAGATGTAGACACGCGGCTCACGCGATGACGCATAGAAGTAATCAGTGGTGCCTGTCTTGTTATAGCGTATCTTGTACAGCTCTACGAAGGCATTTGGGTTCTCATCCCATGTCAGCTCTACCGCACTAATAACGCCGCCATCAGGCCCTCTGAAGCCTGTCTCTGTGAAAGCGAGGTTTGTTACGTTAGCGACTGTGCGACCATCATAAAGGTCTAGTTCTCCACCGCTTAAAAAGTCCTCTTCGTCGCTAGTGGTCCAGTCGTAGATAGCCGATGCCGTCTCGATACAGCTTAGGTTTACACCTAACGCGCCGTCAGTGATGGCAAGCGAATAGTCGATAACCTCGAACACTTTAGAGCTGTAGCTAAGGCGGTCGTTGGTGACTTGTATCGTGTCGCCTACTTTGACGCGCAAGCCTTTAAGGTTTGTCGTCATCGTCATTACGACTTGCTGCCGTGACTTGAGCAATGCAATCTTAGCTAGGCGCTGTGCCTGTGTGTTGTTGGTCACACAAGGCAACGGCATATCTAAGTAGATAGGGTCGCCGTCTTCGGTCTCATACGTAGAGCTAATCTGCGCAGGGTAATCCAGAACTTTGAAGTTCTTTTCCTCTGATACAAAGATGCCTTTAACGCCGTTGTAAATGCCTCGGCGAGACTGCTTAGTCTGTGTTTGTATGTCGCTGACAATATCGCTTTCGCTAAACGTGAGCGTTGGTGCCTTGTACTCTGCGCCATCGACAAAATACTCGCCACCTGAGTAAGTTAGTCGACCGCCCATAGACGCCAGCAGTTGTTCAATATTGGCCTTAATTTGGTTAGCGGTATCAATAACGCCGTTACACTGATATCGGTCTTGTGCGCCGCCAGCGTCTAGGGTGACTTGCTCATCGCATAGGTCAGCAGCGTCACTAATAGAAGTGTCGTTTATGTTTGCCGCCACTTCGCCAAGGCCATAGTTTTGGTCAAGCATGTAGTCACGCAAGCACAGCGCAGGGTTTTGACTGTAGCCGATAGACTGGTCACGAGGGTCATATACCTTTTTGCCGCGTATCACTGCGGTGATGTTTGGCACACCCTGCGGGAACTTGTCTGCGTCCCACTTGAGGCTAAAGGCTATGTAGGCAATGCCTGACAGCTTGTGGTCAGAAGTCCATAAGACATTAGCGTTTGTTAGCTGTGTTGAGGCTGCTTGCCCTGCTGTACCAAACTTGCGGTCGATAGTGACATACGTGCCCCAATCACCTTGGAAGCCTCCGCTAGCGGTCCATACCTTGTTATCGTTAAACCAAATTTCATCGTAGGCTTGTATCTCGTGGCTTGCGAAGGCAATCGCCATGTGCATATATAGGTTGTCGTCGCCAGTGTTAGAGATGAAAACAACCTGGCCACCGACGCGCATTCTGCCGTAAATGATTTTGCGACTACTTGCGGGCTCACGAGTCGTCTGTGTGATGCCCCGCATCTGTGCGCCAATGTTGGGCTTTGGAGCCAGCGCACGCGAAACCATCGACAAGCCAGCGCCAAGCGCAAATGCGTATGCAAAACCCGTTAATGTAGTTGCTAACGCACCGAATACCGTTAGACCAGCCGCCGCCGCGCCTACGGCACTAACTAATCCTGCAACTGCCGCAATAGCCATTCTGTTACCTCAGAACTAAAGAGTAAACGCGCTCAATTTCCTCGAAGTTCAATCGCTCAAGGATTGCGTCGAATGGCTGATGCGCCTTGGTGTTTATATGTAGCTTGGTAATGCCTTCAGCCGCTAACGACTCAATTGCGTACTTAATGAGCTTGACGCCTGTAAGCCCCTTGCGTGCAGGCTTGGTCAAAAAGATTACGTCGTTATTTGCAAATAGGTGGTCGCGGTAGTGCAGTGACTTACTGACGATGACTACAAAGTAACCTAGTAACTTATCGTTACGTCTAGCCGTGTAGATTCGTAACGCATTGACGGCATCAAGTCGCGCATAGGCTTCCCAGTCAGGGTTCATCTTAATGATGTCTTTGTTGAGTGCTATTTCTTGCCAGTGCTGCTCTAGTAGCGGCTCAATCTCACGCCTGACCTTTGCTAAGTTTTCAATTGCAAATTCCATACTCAACCCTCAATCCAGTTGCTGTGGCACTTCACGGCCATCGCTACCGCCACCGCCACTACCAACGGCGCGCGTCAAAACCGTGCTACGCCCCCAAACAATCTCCTTCTCTGCCATCTCAGCGACAAACTCAAGTCCCTTGTCTGTTGGGTAATCAATCTTTTGGTCTTCTGCTGTGTAGCGTCTAACGCGCGTTCGCTCAAACTCAATCAGACGATTCTCGACATTGACCTGAATGGTCGCCGTCTCTGACGAGTCATTGATAACCATTGTGTCCATGAAGCCACTGAACACAGTAACGGGGCTAGTTATGACAGCGTTTGCCGCGTCCATAGCTCCCAGCCTTACAGTTAGCTCACGACCTTGGTAATCCTCGTCACGCGCCTTAGCTAACAATGGGTCGGTAATGCCTGACAAGGTTACAGTGATGCCGTTAGCCTGTAGCTCTGACGACTCAGCAATCTCACCGATGTTAAGCAAGGTGCCTGCGCCTACGTAGTCAACACTGCTAACCGTAAGCGAGCCGATACCATTCCAGAGGTTTAGGTCGCCAGAATCAAACGCGCAAGTGACCAATACAATCGGACGCACCAAATCGGCTTCGACAGCCGACTCCATTGCGCTTGATAGACTTCTGCTCATATCGCCTCAACACATGCAAAGGTAAAGCCGTAAAGACTCGCTTGGTTAATACTCCAGCCAATCTCGTTAGTTGCTAGCCGCCAAGTGCCTTTTGGCAAGGTAAAGTCGAGTGCAGTGCTTGAGCTAATCGCTGCGCGTAGTGGCGGCATGATGTCGAAACTCGCAACGTCAATATCGGTAATGATGTAGAGCGCACTGCCTACCTCAAAGTAGTCGCCAGCAACCGCACCTGTCAAAGTGCCTGTAACAGTCTCAGCACCCGCTGTACCGCTCACAATCGAGCCTGTGGCCGTTGTATTGTGTAGGGGGTTGCCAAGGGTAAAGGTGTTAGCCTGACCCCGTAGAGAGGCAAAGAACGCCTCCAACTGCTTGGCTTCTGCGCGCTTCATGGGCGGCAATGTTACTTCCGCTTCCCACCTAACACCCTGATGCTGGTAAACCTGCTGGTCATAGGTAAAAGGTGACTGACTAATAGCCGTTGCAGAGCGCAACCGCATCGTCATTGATTGAATGCCTACACTTGGAAACGCCGCCATTATGCACCCACCATTGCCTTGCTGAAGCCACCGCCTCTCATTCTAGCATCTGCGACCGCTGACTTCGCGGCATTACTAATCTGTGGCAGTAGGTTAGCAATCTCAGCACGTACGGTTTGCTGTACGCCTGTAGTTACGTTGATATTTTGGACTACGGTAACACCGCCACCGCCTAGCTGGTCATTAGGCACAACGCGACCTGTCGTACTTGGCACGAATATTTCTGGCCCTTTCTCGCCAACTAGATAAGGGGTGCCACCTGTAGCAACACCGCCACGGGCCAAGCCTTGCATCCCCATGCCACCACCGCCGCCTCCCCCTGACGCTGTAGTGCCACCACCGCCAAATCCTGCTGTGAGCGCACCAAACGCCGCATCGACGATGTACTTCTGAACAAGCATCTGAATCAGGCTATCGATAACTGACTTAGCCATAGACTTAATCGCGTCGCTAAAGTTTTGTGCGCCTGTGATTGCCGCTGTGAATGATTTACCAAGCCCATCAATTCCTTGGTTGGCTAGCTTAATGAGACCATCTTGCAAGTCATCAGCTTGAGTCCGTGATTGCTTAAGACGGTCGATAAACGCCTCAAAGTTGCTAGGCGGTGCAGCCATTGTCTGTATGGCTTCGCCTGCTGTCGTAGCTACCTCTGCCGTTTCACGTACTAAGTCAGCAATGCCACGCAGTCCGCCTACAGTCCCGCTAAAGTCTACGCGGTCAATTTTTTCAAACGTCTGCAAAGCAAACGTGACAGGCTCAAGATTAAACTGCTCAAGGTTGAATATTGGCTTTTGACCCAGCTTAACCAAAGCCTTATCTACTAATTGAGTAAACGAAATAATGGTGTTGATTTGACCTTTAATGCCTTCGACCAAAGCGTCAAACAAAAAGTTGATACCAGATATGACGGGCGCAAACAGATTCGCTGCACCAATAATCATGTTGAAGCCGATAATCACGCCGTTTACAAACTTTTCAAAGTTGTGAAGCGCGGACGATGCAAACTCTAAAAACGCCGCCGCTGAATTAATTGCAAACTCTCTAGCACCACCTTCTGACGCCATCAGGTTCTGCGAAAAAGATGTAAGGCTGTTGGCAACAAACTCAATAGCTGGGGCAAGTGCCGCTGTAAACTGGCTAACCAGGCCTTTTGACACGCTCATCATGCGTGTTATGGCGTCATTCGCCGACTCAACGCCTTCTGCTGCATCGCTGGTCATAACAAGGCCGAGTGCTTGTGCCTCGCCTAGCATTTGCGCCAGCCCTTCACGTCCTTGACCTAGCGTGTTTACAAGGGCAGCGCCTTCAGAGTCGAATAGCTTAAAGGCCAAGCGTAGTCGGTCAGATTCGCTTTGTACTCCTGAGAATGCGTCCGCAAGCACCAACATACGCTGGTCTAGGGGAAGCTGCACCAATTGTCTCGCATCTACACCAAGCTCACGCAATGCACCCTTTGCTTCGCCCGTGCCGACAGCCGCTTCTGACGCTCTACGAGTGAACCGCTGAAGCGCCATATTCATCGTGTTGACTTCAACGCCTGTTAGTTGCCCCGCGTATTGCAGGGCGCTTAAGGCTTCGGTGGTGGTGCCTATCTTGCCCGCCGTTTTAGCTAGGGCATCTGTGGCTTTTAGGGAATTGCTAATTAGCAGGCCAATACCGGCAGCGCCTACGGCACCGACTAGCGCGGTCTTAAAGCTAAAGAAAACCTTTGAGAGTCTGCCGAATGCGGCTTGTATGCCGCGCAAGGCTTTCTGCGTTTGGTCAAACGCTTTGATGCGGATGCTTACGGTTTCATTTGCCATCGTTCGACTCGCTCATAATCTTGAAGTAAGCGAGCCACTCATGGAACTCAGTAACCGAAATCTGCTCTACTTCTTCAATGGTCTTGTGTAGGCGGTCAGCTAAGGCGATAAGGTTCATCCTCGTCTGACCGCTTTTTAGTTTTTTTCGACATCCTCAAATGACTCGATAGTGCCGAACATCTCATTGGCAATATGCGAGACAACGGTTGTCTCTTCCCCCATTAAGTCGATGCGGTCCTCGGCAGAGCTAAACAGCTTTTCGCCGTCTTTGCTCTCAGCCTTCATAAGAATCAAATCAACCATCGCGGCAATGCTTGGGTTTTGCATTACCTGCGGGTGGCGCTTTTGCAGCTCGTTAAGGTCATAGCAGGTTAGAGGGCGACAGAACAAAACGAAATCGCCGTCACCGTCCCCCCATTCTGCAACGCTAATTTTGCGACGCGACCCCTTTCGGCGTGCCCGCAATTCTTTAGCGAGACCCATTAGTTAGTTGACTCTGTTACAGCGCCAGAGACTTGCACAGAGAATGACGCCTCAACCAAGCCATCGTAAGAGGCTGAGATTGTCTTAGCAGTCACGATGCCAGCACCGCCGTAATACTTCTCGCCTGTGCCTGTGCCAGTGGGGTGAATTTCCCAGTCGATAGCCGCGCCAGAATCAAGCACCAAGTGCTGTGCGTCTGCGTCGTCCCACAATGCGTCGATTGTGAGTGTGGCGTCTTTGAGGCTAGAAAGGTAAGACTTAACAGTGTCACCCATTACTGTATCTTCGATGGTGTCAGCAGTCTCATCAATTGAGTATGACCGAACCTCGCCAACTGCCGCTTCTGAACCACCACTAGCGGCAACCTTTACGACACCGCTTGAGCCTTTATGTGTAGCCATGAATTT